TTTACCTGATAGCACAAAGATACCAGGATATAATGCTACTATTGGCACTTTAAAGGAAAGATTAAAAGCTCAAGGACTTGATGACCTTCAAATTCAATCTACAGTTAATCAAATCAGTCGACAAATTATTTCTGGTGAATATACAGGAGATGTGGAAGTGGAAACAGGATCAACGACAACTAATGATCAAGCCTCAGTAACTGATTATAACAACCCTGTAAATTTAATGGATGTCGGGCAACAAGGAACGACTGGAGAAACCTATGGAGACGGATTTGCAATTTTTCCAACTGCTCAAGAAGGTATAATGGCAGCTAAAAGAGATTTAGCTCTTAAAACAAATAGATATGATGGCAACGTAGATCAAATTATAGGGGAGTTTTCTCCTCGTGAGGATAATCCGGATTCTTTTGATAACTATGTAAACTTTGTAAAGCAGGGAGTGGGAGATACTGTTGATCCGGGAGAAGAGGATGAACTACTAAAAAGAGTTATTCGATTTGAAAACAAACCAGAAGTTGCTAATCAATACTTAACCATGGTTGCTGATGGAGGAATGATAGATAAAGAACTTACAAATTTGCAAAACGGTTTACAAAATATGTATAATGGTGTACCTTCTGTTCGAAGAAGATGAGAATATTAACACACGTAAGAAATTTATTAGCAAGTTTCTTTTATAGAAGAAAGGAAAAAGACCCTCATGAAGAACACTGGGGTATAGGATCACAATGAATACAATTAAAATTACTGACGAATTAAAAGCGAGAATACGTGACCACGAAGGTTGTGTAGACACTGTTTACCTAGACAGCTTGGGAAAAGCCACGATAGGAATCGGGCACCTAGTACAAGCACATGAAAGAAAAAGATTTAAAGAAGGCGTTAAAATAGATCAAGAGGAAATAGAAGATCTATTTTTAATTGATCTCAATAGAGCCTGTGCAGGAGCAGAACAATTAATATCAGAAAATTATAGAGGGGATAAAAGACTCCCTCAACAAATTGAACATGTATTAGTTGAAATGGTTTTTCAATTAGGAAAAACAGGTGTTTCGAAGTTTAAGAAGATGTGGAAAGCATTATCAAATGGGGATAAGCAAGAAGCTGCTAGTCAAATGAAAGACTCCAGATGGCATTCGCAAACCCCTGTGAGATGCGAAGCCTTAGCTGAAATTGTTGCAAACGCTTAGAGTGTTCTCCTAATAAAATTAGGGAATTGACCTTCTTCCTTATAGAATCTATAAGCTGCGTACCAATCTTTTTTATATTCTGATTGGCAGAATTCTTTTATTGACTGATCCTTATCTTCTTCCTTGAAGAAGTTTAGGAAATGATTTTTTGCTTTATCGGTTAAGTTAAACATTATTATCTCCTTGATTATTTCGAGGAGAATATAATGCTTATTTTTCTTTTTTACTTATGCTTTTTTGAGACGCTAGATGTTCTTCTATAGCTTGCCATACTTCTACATTAGACCAATGTGCTTTGACACAATCAGATATATCCTCATGTAAAACTTTCAGCATTTTAATATCCATAGTCACCGGACTACCAGAATTATCTACAATATGTTTTATTTCTTTTTTTGTTAAGCTGAGTTTAAGTTCTCCACTTTGATACATTATTCTCATTTAATATTTCCCCAATTTTTCCCTATCTCTGCATCGCATTTGACAGGTACGTGTAGTTCAACAGCAGACTCCATTATCTCTTTAATCTCTTTTACCTGGGTCTCGCTGGCTACGGAGACATTGAGTTCGTCATGTATTTGAATCATAGGAATAACCCCTACATCCTTCCACAGATTCACCATGGCTTGTTTGGTTTGATCTGCTGCTGAACCTTGTATTAACCTATTCAATGCACGATAGGTACCTGCTCTTTTTATTTCATTCCAACCCCAAGTCTTTAAGGCATTCTCTTTGGACATCATTCTCTTGTCATGAAAATCCTTGTTTTCATATAATTCAAAACGACAACGGCGTCCGAGCAGGGTAGTGATATATCCGTTTTGTTCGGTATATCTTGTAGCTTTAATAATAATATTGTTTAGGAAGTGAACATTGTCATTGTATTTTTGTTTCAATGCTTTGGCTTGTTCGGGACTAATATCTAGCGAAGCTGCTAATTTAGCTATTCCCATACCATACATCAAACCAAGTCCAATTGTTTTAGCTTCTTTCCTTGAAATTTGTGCCATATCGGCTGTAACTTGATGGAAGTCCTTTCCTTCATGGAAGAACTTAATTAGGGTCTCAGCGCCCTCTAAACCGTGTTTTTTTGCGTAGTGAACTAGCAATCTAGGCTCTTGTTGCGAATAATCGAGAGATGCCCACTTTTCTCCCTCTTCTGGTAAGAATAAGGATCTGATCTTAGGGCCAATCGCTTCGTTTCTAGCTGGAACCTGTTGTAAGTTAGGATTGTTCATGGACAACCGCCCACTGACCGTGCCCCCAAACTCTCCCTTGAGTTGATTAATCTCAGCATGAATACGACCATCAACTTGATGATTGAAAATAGAATCAATGAAAGTGGTGTGAGCTTTATTATATTCTCTAGCTACTGATAAAGAATTAATCAAAGGATTTTTACTTTCTTTCATCGCTTCATTACTAATCTTCGCTTGTTTGTTTACCTCTGTGTACTCATACTTTTCCCCTAGCTTATCAAATACTTTTTGAAGAGAAGCTGCTGTATATATGTCTGAGTCATCAATTTTAATACCTGTTTCTTCTTTAATGTTTTGATAAATCTTTTTTTCTTCTGACTTAAAAAACTTCTTTGTCTTTTCTGCTTTATCTAAATCAACACGAACACCTTTCCAACGCATCTCAATTAGTAAACGAAGTAGATCTGTTTCTAAATTAAAGACATCAGTAAGTCCTTGCTTTTGTATTTCAATACGTAAAAATTCCCAAAGCTTTAATGTTAGCCGGGTATCTTGTTCCGCATAAATACCTGCATATTCTACAGGAACTAAATGCATATTCTCAATTGCTTTGAAGCCGTGTTCTTTTCCAAAGTCTTCTAAAATATTTCCTTGTTTTCTCTCTCCTAAATAATCTTTTGCTAAATTGTTTAAGCTATAACTAAATCTATTCTCATCAACCAATGGAGCTGCTAATAATGTGTCATAAATTTTTGATACAGTGCATTCAACACCCCAACGTCGAAGCCAACCAATATCATAAGAAGCGTTATGACAAATAACAATTGGATCTTGTTTAAATAATTTACGAAGCCAATCCTTTACTTGTTCTTCTGGAAAATTTCCCCCTCTTGCGTGACGTACAGGGAAGTAACCATCAAATCCTTCAATTGAAATAGCGACACCGACAACAAAACCTTTGCCCGTGGCCCACCCGCCACCTAATTTTTTAATCTCAGGGTCATAAGTTTCTAAATCTATAGCTACTTGTTTTATCCCAGTAACATTAGGAAAGCTTGGTGGTGTCCATTCAGGTTTATTTTCTTTCTTTAATAAATCCATTTGTTGTTCAAATATCATCTTAGTATCTCCTCAAATTCATATTGTGAAGTTGATGGAATAATAAATAAATTTTCTTTTGCTCTAGTCATTCCTACATAAAAGACTCTTCTTTCATCATCCCTATTCACAGTCATTCCATCAGCTATTCTTTTGGAGATATCAGTAAACAAAACAACATTCTGACTCTCTCCTCCTTTAGCACCATGGATTGTTGATAATCTTAAATTAGATTTCTTATTAAGATTGTATCCCCTTCTAATTATTTGCCTCATGTAAACAAGTTCTTGATCTCCAATACCATTCAAAGCAATGTCCCAAGGAGTTTGAATGTTTGTATTCAATCCCCACTCTTGAGATAATTCTTGATACGAATATTTCTTTTCCTCATCAGCACCTTTCATCTTTTTGAATCCACGAGCAATACCATTCTCCCCTGATTTAATATATTGATACATAACTTTTACGTCAGGTAAAGAAACTTCTGAATTATTTTGAAGAGTATTCCAACAATTAAAAGCAATAAGCACTTCATCTTTAATGGATAGTTTATTGTTCTTCTCAAATAAATATCCTTTACTTCTTAAATCATTAGCAATTTCATTAAGATAATAATTAGTTCGACATAAAACTAACCACTCATTTTCTCTAAAGTTTAATCTTTCATAGCTAATGTTAGAAACATTTCCTAACGCTTCACGAGATTTCCATTCTTTTGGTATTCTATTTTTTACCTTACCAATTAATTTATTAGATCTTAAAAAAACATTTTTAGGTATTCTATAGGACTGATCTAAAACTCTCTCATGACATTTCAAGTTAATCAACTTAGATACATCGGCACCACTCCAAGAATAAATAGCTTGATCATCATCTCCACCAAGATAAACAACTCTTGCTTGATCCATCATAATTTTTACCATGTCCCATTCCACAGGTTTTAAGTCTTGAACCTCGTCTACAATTAAAACTTCTAACTTTGGAGACTCGTTTTGTTTTTTAAACTCTACAATCAAATCAGTGTAATCGAATACCCCTTTGGCTTTTTTAAAACGATGATAGTCATGAGCCACTCGTTGTAATCTTTCAAAGCCCCCTTGAATGTGGCCTGCTCTTTTATACTCTTGATGTAGTGTCGTATTCTTTACCCGGTATAAATCAATTAAATGAAAGCCATCAGGATCTCCCCACGATGGATTACCCATAGAACGTAAAGCAGGAGATAAATCTACACCATACTCTTGTTTAAATTCTTCAAAGTCTTGTTCTTGAATCATGTCAGTATGCGTGCAACCTAAGAACTGATAAGCGCAAGAGTGCAATGTTCGAAACCACTTAAACTCTTTTCGATCTATTTTAAACTTATTAACTGCTCTAAAAATGGCTTCGTTTGTAGCTTTTTTAGTAAAAGAAAAATATCCAATTCTGTCTGGCTCTAAATCTTGTTGTAAGTTTTCTTCTACGTATTTTAAAAGCGTAGTTGTTTTACCTGTACCGGGAGGACCAATAATTTTGTAAACGTGATCTAAAATGGTATGACCTCTTCTTCTTTTTGTTCAACAATATCTTCTATCTTTTCAATCGAGTTGAATTTATCATTGTCCACGAACCAAACCAATTGCCCTGGTTTATTATTAAGTTTTCTTTTTGTGCAATCCCCACCAAGACCTCGAATAAATACAGCTACTTGATTGGTAGTTAAAGCTGCGTGCTTTCTGTTTCGCATGTACTCTTGCAACTGATCAATACGAAAGAACACTTTGTTTTCTTCATCGTCCACGAAACACTGCCCATTGAGAATATCATCAATGTCCATAGCGTTTGCTTGATTAGAGATGTATTTTGCTAGAACAATCTTGAATTGACCTTCTGGTGTCATCTCTTCATCTGTTTTAACGTGAATAGCTTTTGAAACTAACGAAGTAACAAAAGCATCATGATCAGTTCTTGACATCATCGGAGGCATTGATTTAGTTTTGACTAAACATTTTTTTCTAAACTTATGTTGATCA